TGTTTTCCATGTTTTCGAATTGGAGGCATTTGCTTTTTATTTCGGTAAGTTGCGAATCGATCAATATAAGGTTTAAAAAAGGTTGAATGACTCTTGACACCGCGCGGTCCATCGGCAATATAGCCCAATACACCAGCTGCTGCATGACCACCAAACTTATAAACATAATCCATTAGGGAAAGAATTGAGTTATATTAAGACGACGTAAAAGAGCATTAACCGTTTCTTGATCCGCATCTGGATACCAACGACGAGGATCAAGATTACTAGTAATCCATATTTTTTTAGCAGCTAGCGGGACACTAGCACCTTTGATTTCCACCAAGACTGGATATCTATCAAGCCACCGGAGCATGTGAGCGATGTCGATACTACCTCGAAATTCATCGATGACAACATGTTCGTGATTAAGGTAACCGTCCCACCATTTCGTTCTGGGATCTTTAGGATAAGCTTCCATTCCGGCTTCTGCCCAAGCTCTCCTTGACTTGCCAGTTCCAGTCGTACCCCAGAAGACGAAGCAAGTTCGCTCCATTCCAACTGGTTTCGCAAAGTCAGCGCGGATAACTCTGATAGTTCGATAATGTTGAAAGCGCACATCAGGTTCGATCGCGGCCAGATCCCCAGTTTTAGCAGATTCCCATACTCGATTCCAATCAGATTTGACATTTCTACGAAAGGGTCTACTTCCAAGTTCGAATCGCGTTCCGTCAACATAGGTGTCGTCCTTCCAAACGTAGTCGTCGGCTGCAGCACTTCGGGATAACTCACAGTGCGCTGCATCCCCAAAGACTCGTTTAAGACCTGAGAGAGAAGCCTTTCCGCTGCAGATAACGAGTAACTGCCAGTGGAGGTATCCACCATCGTTTCCCCGTTCAAGCTGTCCTCGAATATAGACGATGGTGGGTGGGAGCCAAGGTGTGAAGGCGTGATGGGGGATGGTAAGGAGCCAGTAGATTCCCTGTCTTCTTGCCATAAGTTCATGAGAATTTGATCACGTGAAAGTGAGAATTGAGAACTCTCTCCGTAAGTAATACTGAGAGTTCTTATAGTAGTTTCTCGCTGACTCACGTGATTGATCTAGGCGGTTAGGGTGGCGCCACCCGCCCGCGGCGGTGGCTCCGGCTCCCTCCCTACGGCAAGGGCCTTCGGGGGGCCCCTTTTAATTAAAAGAAAGGTGAAGGGGCTCTGCAGTGAGTAGCGGGCCGTTACGGTCCTGTCGGCGGATCTAAGCGACAACGGGCCGATCAAAGTGGCACTATCGGGCCGTCTACTTTGTTTATATACCGCGACATCCCCCTCTGTTTTCATGTCCTATCCAACACCGCCTACTAGTCCTGTTACACCAACTCCTTACCGTTACACCTATGTACCCCTTGAACCGCTACCGCTACCCGAAGAATTGCCGAGTACACCTGTACCACGTCGGCTATTCCCAGGCCGAGTTTCGCTACGCAGGGGTAGGCAAGTAGCCAGACACTTGTGTGACAGACCTGAATGCATGTTATGCGCACCTTACAGATAATAAAATTTTATTATTAAATACCAGTTTGGGCATTAAATTGAGGATTTTGATCTTCAACAACATTAACTCTTGCACCAGATGCTACATCAGTCCAATTCTTGAAAATGTAAGCATCCTTCTTCTCACGCAAAGGAACAGCACTACCAGCAACAGGGGCAGTTTCAAAAATAATACCAGCCTGTTCAGGAAGAGAATACTTTGAGTATTGAGTCTGTTCAACTATCAAACCATATTTAGCATCAGTAATATCAGTAAATCGACCTGCAGCTCCAGGAACGGCAGGGGTACCGCTCTCAGTAGTAACAGGATCAACATACATACTAATAATAATTTGTTTGATAAACTTTTGTTGATTGTCAAATACAATACCATCTGACCAATACTTACCAAAATCATACATTTGATTAGGACCTTCAAGAGTATATGTATAATTCTTGCCGGGTTCCAAATAAATTTGAGTACTATCAATAGTATAATTCGTCTTGAACTTAGGAGTTGTTTTGGGAGTAACGAACATAGTTGAAGGAGTGATATTTTGAACATTGATTTTGTCACCCTCTGTTCCACCAGCTCCAGACCCAGTTGCATCAGCCAACATACAGTTAGTCCAATATGCAAGGGCACCTGTACCACCCCCAAGTTGTTTACCCTTAGGAGAACAAGCATAAATATTAATTGTCATATTCCTAGCTGTGTTGTTATACAATCGCAAAGTAACACGTTGCTTAAGGACTTCAACCTTAAACGTACGTGGAGTAAACTGATTAGCAGCAGTACTATTAGGCGTAGTGTTAGGTCCAAAATTATTCCATAAAGACGAACACGCCATTAAATGATACGCAGGACTAAAGAAACTAGGAGCTCCATCGGCAATAAATCCCGCTTCAACATTCGACTGCTTACTATCAATAGGAATCATAGTAATATTCGAAATATCCAAGTAGCGACCAACACCGATAGGACGCGTCTTCATGATTTCTTTAATTTGTTTACGAAGCTTCTTCGGAACTTTGATATGTTTCTTGACACCTTCTTTGTGAACTGCTTTACCACGCTTGCGCACCTTGACTGACATTGCACTTTCAGTTCCGGAGACTTTAGACCAATTTGTACTGACACTTGACCTTCGACTAGAGAGACTTGATCTACGGAGCGACGGAGTGGAGGCCATACTAATAGATTGCCGTCTTGCTGCACCAATAGTCCTGGCCGGCGTATGCGGGGTAGGGTACGGTTGTTTTCCATGTTTTCGAATTGGAGGCATTTGCTTTTTATTTCGGTAAGTTGCGAATCGATCAATATAAGGTTTAAAAAAGGTTGAATGACTCTTGACACCGCGCGGTCCATCGGCAATAT